ATGTCTGATGCCGGAGATGATGACTTCTATCCTGGAGGTGGGTTCATCTATGAACAGCCCTTGGTCATTGGTTCTCTGACAATTAACACATCCCATGACTATATGCTGTCGATAGACGTGATCCATGAGCTACTACATCAGGCAGGTGTTCCTGAGGAAGAAATAGAAATGGCTGATGAAGACTGTGGTGATCTTGGTGACGTTGATGCAGCTTATGGGACCATTGAGTACCTGCAAATGTATTTGGGCCCACAGACAGTGTATGATTTCTCATCTCTAGGAGCGCAGCTTGGTGCCATGGTTCCCCAAGCATCTGACAGCATATTCTCAACATTAAATGCAGAATCCGGACTGTCACAGCTTGCAAACGAATTTAGTCTTGATGACCTCACAACTGATCGTCACAAAGACAAGCTCCTTATATCCCCATATGAGCCTGATGTGCGTAGTCATCTGACTGTCAAACACAGTCTATATCCACCCAGGCCTCCTGTCTTGCCAGATCATGATGGTCATGCAATCAATCTAGTCATATGTCGGTCTTGGTCACGAGAGAGTTTCAAGCTGAGATCTCATATGAAGTGGTATGACATCGTAGGCAAGTTTCTGCCTCCTGGAATCAAGCGTTTCAAAGAGCCTCACTTCGAACTAGGCAATGAGCGTAGGACATCGGATGCAGCATACGACATACAAAGCATGTCCACTCTAGAGTCCATGGCTAGCCATCTTGACCTGGAGATGAGATCTAATAGCCGACCTAAGGGGGGCATAGTTATGATTGAAATGAGCAGTGGATCATACCACAATGTCGGCTCACACTCCTACAGACTACAGCAGGATATCATCATACCATTAGATATGTCCTCTGTAGACCTTGCGCTAGCAGAGTTCTTCTCAGCTCCAGCCGGTGAGGGACTAGCTTGTGCAACTGGAAGCCATAGCCTGCACCAAATGGTCAATGCTGCATTAGCAAGTTCTATACATCAGGCCCATACACCTTGGAATGCAGAGGTGGAAACTGGAATCGATGATATCACCATATGTTTCCCAGATAGTGGTCTTCCTGATTTTGCCATTGATATTACAAGTACGAGTGGAATATGGCACAAACCCCTCTCCAGGCGCAATATGGTAGCACTTAGCAAATATGATGTCGCCGCCATATACATCAAGTCGGTATCTGAACGCCCAGCTAAAGCATTTGCGTGTGCTATCATGTGCTCACTAGCCGTGGAACACCCATCATATTATGGACTTCCAGATCTGGAGGATCTGACACAAGACCTAAGGACTCAGTACCGGATATCTATTGCTCTGAATCGGATGTCACAAAAGACAGTCCAGGCTCTCAGTGAGATGTCTTATCATGCAGTCGTTGCAGAATCTGTTGCAGATGCACTTGATCTGGATCCGTTCTCCGAAGGTGTGCCTTACAGAGTTAAAGCTCAAACTCTTCTAGATGCTATTTCACATCTCAAACACAAAGAGCGGTACGCGGTGCCTCCGTTCCCAGTCTCGGAGATCAGAGCATGGTATGCTAATCCTGTAGACATCAAGTTCCTTGATCAGGTTTTGCAATCACCTTCCTGTGTCCTGGCATCTGTAAACCCAGGTCAAACACTCAGGCCCGAAAACAACAAAAACTTTCTCAGGGACTTTCCTGCTTGTGGTAGGTTTCCTTACACGGAAGTTTGGGATTTGTGTAGTCAGCTGCAGACACAGACTTTACATGCACAGGGACTAACGCATAAGGGTCCGCTGCAAGTAGCAAACTGTGATGACCCTGACTCGGATATCTGGAACCTGACATCGGAGTTGTATGCTGCTTCGGCCATAGCCCAATTTATAGAAATCAGGGCTGATGTAGTGCGTCTTGTTGATACAAACCCAAGCAGTAATCCCAACATATGGCGATGTGGCTCTGTGTATAAAGGAAAGGTAAGTGTATGGTACCGTATAAGAGATCCAGTCACTGATCCACGTGGTTACCGTGTTGACTGGTTTGCCATATCTCCTTTCCAGGTAGTCGGTGGTTTGAACATCTCAGCTGACACTAACATGCCTGTGTATCTATGGCCAAGACAGCGTCTACGGTCACAAGAGATGGATCACGCATCAATGGCTCCCCGGCGTTTAAAGCTAACACTCTATACTATGTTAACTATGGTCAAAACTACCCGGACAAATTCCAAAGAGGTGTACTCAGCTTGGCACAAACTGGCCTTAACATCTGCAACCTCAACTTGGGCGTCTGGAGCAAATTATATCACTTGCAGACACCTGTCATCATCACTCAGTTCTCCGAGCCCCCCCTTTGATTCTATGGCAAAGAAATTCAAGCCACCGCAAACTATGGCATGCATTGTCTACTTCTGTTCGTTGACCAAAGCCCTACAAGAATGGGATGATCGTGATAAGTACCATAATAGAGCTGCTATCTTGGGTCTCCCAAGAGCATTCTCTCAACTTGAAGCATATTGGCAGGTTTGGGTACCAGATGAATTTGCAGATGCAAACAAAAACTTCACAGATTGTGTCATAGCTCTCTATGGTGAGTATCATGATTTAACAGATACTATGCAAATACGTGAGGATGACTTGCTGAGCCAGTTGGAAATACTAACCCGTGATGAGATCATGTACCAGGATATCAGGGCCTCTGTACGAAGATCCTGCACTCTGGAAACAGGAGGCAAGTTTGGTTGGTCAGTTTTTGGCTCGCTGGCATCCGCATACGCACTCACGAAACAAGGTAATCCTAAGCATTTTGACAAATCCTTCGCGAGGGGTGGGAAAGCAAGAAGCTTAGCATCACATCTCACTGTTAGACATTCCGGGCGTATATGCAGAAGAGGCAAGTTGGAGACTGGGACAGTAGCTGAAATGATCTTGAAAGATGGCGTTGACGAGTATCTTTCTACACTTGAGCCTGCTGTCCGATTCTATTATGGTGACAGAGCCTATTTCTTAAACCATCCCAAAAAAGGGGAACTTAAATTTCGTGAGATCTCGATCACAAACCCTGATTCCCGGATAATGTTGAATGATGCCGAGCATATATGTGGTGAATACGGCCGCTATACATCTATAGACATGCTCAAACGGCCTGATAAGGACGCATACTTTTACAGACTTAGTGCAGAAGCCATGACAAAGGGGGGAGTGATACAAGCTTCTGATGCATCTAGATTTGCGGCTATGATGTCCAATATCGCTGTCGGAATAACATGTTTCACTCTTGGTGCACTAGGTGGAAGCAGCCACTTATCAGCATCAGGATCCATATACCAGAGACTTGCCTCTCGACGGATGGTCATCAGTACTGAGGTTTATGAGGAAATTGACAAACGTCTGAGCCAAGACCGTAGTTCTGATGAGATCAGGCTTCTAAATCGGACACGAAAGTGGATACAGTCAATGCCTAAGATCGGGCAGGATGGCACTCATGTATTAAGGTCATATACCACTGCTGCACACACAGGGCAGGGCATGTCACATGTTGGAATGTCTCTTGAACATGGTGGTGCTTTGCTTATAAGCATTTTTGCTGCTGAACAGGCGCAAATATACATATCCGGGAAACATGCCATTGTCGCAGGGATACCACTAGTAACGTCTGATGACTCAACAATCGTTGCTGGTATTGATGAAACCAAATCCAGCCCCTTGCTGTCCAGGTCTGAACGCCAGCGTGCATGTCACCTATACCTCAAGGTCCAACGAGCGTGTCGTAACATCAGCCTCAGATCTGTTAGTGTCATGCCAAATTTATCAAAGGAGAAAGCCTCAGGAATTGCGGGTGAATTCAACTCACAGGATAACGGGATTGGTGCTGCATGCCCCATACTTGGGTTTCGGGAGATGATCTGTCAGCTTACACGACCATGTGCACCGTCACTGATCGTAGATTACTTGGATGCACATGCATATGGTAGGACTGTTGCATTATCAGGTTTGGGGTTGTCTTCTGGAGTATATGCACAGCGCATGAAGCTCGATGCATTGGAACAAAGATGGCAGCTTCGAAAGCCTGAGATCAAGGCTTTGGAAGACACTGGCTTAATCCCCTTACCGGTGCTCTATGGCTGCGATCTTGCATCCGTATTGCGCACTCCAGCAAGCATGCTTACACAAGACATGCGCTCTAAACTGATGCAATTAGCACTAGACCATCATTCTGCCTCAGAAGAGGTAGATATTCATTCCAAAGACATGGCTTTCACAATACTGGGCCAAGTCTCTATTAAGATGAAGAAACAGCACCAGCATGCTCTAAAGGTTCTTAAGGCAAAGGTCTCAGAGCTAACACTTCTAGAGCTGCCACTGCAGGCAATGATGTTGGAGCAATCAATCGGATCAACAATGAGCTCAGCTCGAACCAGAGGGGCTGGCCGCATAGCACAACGTGTGCGAAACAAAATGGTAAAACCGAACCCGTGCTTATCCCATGAATTCCAACGTGCACCAATGCTTGAAACCACACTAACTTGGTTTGACTTCATTTCCTCCAAGCTCAGTTCTGTAACACCAAGTTCTGAGATACGTGCTCTTGCTTCAACATACGGCGGTTATGTGTCAGCACACAAAGTATCTTACATAAGATTTCCACAACCTGCTACCCGTCGTCGATCTACAGGCTCACAGGCTAGGAAACCAAAATTCATCCTAGACTGTTATGGGAAAACACCTTTTGGACGCCATGCAGTTACCAGGTCACAAGCCATCATGATCAAAGAATATACTTCTGAACAACGCGCCCAGATGTCGTTGTACTATGCCTCGTGTTCTTTCAAACAAATCCCTGAGCATGTTCAGTATGGTGGACGTCTTAACCTATCATGGACTGACACCACATCTTGTGTGCTGATGCCAGTGTCACGAGCACCAGAAACAGGAGCCAAGACCCACTATGATGAATTTTGGGGCACAATGGATGAAGACTCGTTGATCTTCCTCAGAGAAGTGGAAATCGAGAACCCTGACAAACCGGTGCTAGCACTCAGTTTTGCATCCAGGACCAAGGCACATTTCCATGGAATCTACAATGGAGTTGACTACTCGGCATCAATAGATTTCGATCCTGATACTGCACCTCGGAGGTCTGTACAACATAGCCTTGCACGGGGGGGGTCAGAAGTGGTTCTAGCACTTCAAGGATGGCAGAGAGAACGAGCGTGGTATGGCTCTGGGCCCACAGGATTGGAGATCGAAAACTATCAGCATAGTCCTGAGATCATACACTCAAATGCTCTGATCGAAGAAACATGGCTTAAAGTTGAGAAAGAGACATATACATCGGTGCCAGTGACAGCATGTCTTCAAGAAATTGACGGCAAGCGCATAATGTACATGATCAATCCCAAAATGACCAGAGCATGCAAACCAATGCTGCTGCCTTACCATAGAAGTAAGTTCTGCACTAGTTTGGCAACAGGAGGTTACTGGTATAGCTCAATCCGTGGTGTAGCATTCAGAGCATACTTGAAAGGACACTGTGGATCTAACAATGTGTGGACAGGCGCAGTGCTTGGCTGGCGAATGTCTAGGAACAGTGAACCAGAATATGGCTGGCATCCTCCGGACACTGGTACCGTAAGGTCATTAGCGATGATTGGAGGCATAGATACTGATGAACACATTTCTGTGCTCAACCCACAGGACTATGCCTCAGGCCACTGCTATGTAGACAAACGTGGCATCCATTTGGTTGATGAAGTTCATACAATTGATCTAAGTCAGCGGAATGTTAGTGTTATGTATCGAGCTAACGATGGTGAAGGCTTCTTCAACGCATCTCAGGGTAAAGCGCACCTCATTGACTGTGCGATTCCAACTCCCCGACTGCAGGAAACGAACCTCACCAGCCAGGAAGCTATTATGGAACTTTGGCGCATGACACATGTGTCTCAGGAAGTGGACGATGATCTGTGGTAACTTAATCTTGATGATTA